TACTGCAATGAACTTCTTACAGAAAAAGAATATCAGTGTGTTGGGTTGTATGATGAATCATATCACATGTGAATTCGAAGGTGCAGTACCTGATCTTTTTGAATTTAACGTACCTGTTTCTCATGTATTGGAAATTTCAACCGTTAAAAACGAAGCCAGTGTGTATCAGTTAAAGATATATTCAGCTAGATATAACCAATCAGTGTATGTTGATATCAAAGATGGTAGAGATACCATAACGAACGCATATGAATGGCTTGATGAAAAAGGTTATACCCTTGTATCTGCTGATGTGGATTCATTGAAGTTGTTTGTTGTTACGGATGTTATAAAACCGCTTTACGAAACACCAGAATTAGTGTAAACTATCCTTTCACTGGCTAAAAGATAATCGATCCACGCGTTCTTCATTAGCTTTTAGCCACTTTATTTCAATTATCTTTTAGAGGTAACACATGAGTATTAATGTATTCGAAGATCAGAAAATCTTTATGGAAGCCGGTGATCAAACCACTGATCGTTTTAATAAAGAACAATTAGAGTTATATATCAATCTAATTAGAGAAGAAGTTGCAGAGATGGAAGATGCAATTAACGCATCAAATAACGTTGAATTACTAGATGCGTTCTTGGATATTGCTGTTGTTACGATCGGAGCCATACATTCACTAGGAATTGACGCTCAAGGGTCATGGGATGAAGTAACTCGATCCAACTTCTCAAAAGTAGACAAAGCCAGTGGCAAACTGCTAAAGTTACCAAATGGTAAAATCAGTAAACCTGATACGTTTAGTCCGGTTAACCTAGATCAGTTCTTCGTGAATTAATACAAAAACTAAAGCCAATGATCTTTTAGATCATTGGCTTTATCGTGAACTAATTATCTTTTAGTTCATCCGTTTTATTTTCTACCTGATGTGGTTTTACGAGTTTCTTACATTTCCAACCTTTGTGCTGCTTATATAATCCGCTCGAACACCGCTGCATACCGTCTGCAGATAAGTCATTCTCCCTACAAAACTTAGCAAGATTTTTGATAACAATCACTTCCCCATCTGGTTTAGTTAACTGCCAAATACTACTATGCTCTGCATCTTTTCCATTTTTCGCCCTTGTAGCAACTGCTTTTTGTGCTGCTATCTTATCAGTGCCATTGCGTTTACGCGTCTCAGCAGATTTCTGTGCTGAAATTTTAGAAGTACCATTACGCTTACGCGTCTCAGCGCCTTTTTGTGCTCCTATTTTACCAGTACCATTCCGTATACGGGTTTCCCCAGAACGTTTCCCTCCAATTTTATGCGTACCACGTTTCTTTTTAGTAGCAACAGCCTTTTGTGCTGCTAATTTTGAAGTTCCGTTAGCTTTTCTCGTAGCACCACCTTTCTTACCAGACGTTTCAAAAATACCAAGTTTCTTTTTTGTAGCAACTGCTTTTTGTGTTGCTAGTTTTGCAGTACCGTCAGCTTTTCTACGCTCACCGGCTACTTTATACGATCCACGTGCATTTCCAGTTTCAACGCCCTTTTGTTTCGATTCAGCGGTACCAGCCCACATCTTACCACCAGTTACTGGATCCTTGTATTGTAGATTCAATAGTAGTGGATTACCCCAATAAGCTTTTATGATGGTTTGTTCAAATAAATAAGTCTGTTCAATATCGGTTGATTGAAAAATGACTTTATAATCGAAACTATCTTTACCGTAAATTTCCACTAACGCATCAACAGGGTCACTACTTGCAAAATAATAGATCCATAGATCATCCTCTGGCATTCTATACTTTTTGATATTTGCATATCTAAGACCATAGTAAAACTGCCCAGTTGGTTTGCAGATTAGGCGATATACATACGCAGGTGTTGTGTTAATTGGTTCTTCTGCTTCGATTGTTGCAGATGTTAGTAGTTCTACTGATTCAGTAGTAGTTGTAGTTGTAGTTGTAGTTGTTTGAATTTCTGACGACAACGCGTCATTTTGATTTGCATAAATACTCATGCTGACATGCTCCTTTAAGTTAAATGTTAGAGAGGTTGGGTCCCCACGACCGCGAATCTCATTCTGTATTTAGCCTTGACATTAAAATTCCCCTGATATATAATCACCTCATACCAACCAACCAAGGCAATTATCATGACCAATCCAAAAGATAATGAAGAAATAAGACTTTCGATCATTACAAATATGTGTTATAGTTCACGTCCTGATTTCGAATACTTACCAAGACCAACTGGTGAAACTAAACACGAGAGACGGGCTTATGATCCACGAATGAAAACTACTTCGTTATGGTGCAGTATGGCCAAGATATTCGACAATGACATCCTTCCTTATATGAACTTTAAAGAGAACTAAGATATGGCAATTCCACAATTATGGGTTGAAAAATACAGACCGTCCACACTCGAAGGATATGTTTTCACTGATCCTAAACAAAAAGCAACTATTGAAAAGTGGGTTAAAGAGAAAAACATTGGGCATTTGGGTCTCAGCGGTCCGGGAGGAGTTGGTAAAACAACTCTGGCACGATTACTTGTAAATGAACTAGGTGTTAATCCATACGATTTCTTAGAAATTAATGCAAGTCGAAATTCTAGTATCGACGAAGTCAGAGACCGTATAACAAACTTTGCTCAAATGATGCCATTTGGCGCATTTAAGATTATATTACTTGATGAAGCGGATGGCGTGTCTTTTAGTGGCCAACAGGCATTGCGTGGTGTTATCGAGGCATATAGTGATACTGCACGGTTTATTCTAACCTATAATTATCCGCATCGAATCATCCCTGCGTTGAAAAGTCGTTGTCAAGGATTTCATATTGAGAAACCTGACGTAACCGAGTTTACTACTAGAGTTGCCACCATTTTAATCAACGAAAACGTTGAATTTTCATTGGATGTTCTCGATTCGTATGTCAGAGCAACCTATCCAGATTTGCGGAAATGTATCAACGAATTACAACAAAATACGATTTCAAATAAGTTAGTGTCGCCAGGTGATGGTGATAATAGCACGGCTGAATGGCGTTTTCAGATGGTTGAGTTATTCAAAGCTGGTAAGATAAACGATGCACGTGCATTACTATGTGGTAAAATCTCAGCAGATGAAATGGAGGATGTGTATAGATTTATCTATGATAACCTATCCATTTTTAGTGAGGATTCCACAGTTCAAGATTCTATTATCTTAATAGTTAAGCAATCTTTAGTGGACCACCAGGCGGTGGCAGATCCAGAGATCAACCTCAGTGCCTGTCTAATCCGTATTATGAGATTACTAAATAAGTGATGAAACCTAAATTTATACAAGCCTACATGAAAACTGCCTTTACATTCGCTGAACTCAGTACAGCAGAAAAGATGAAGGTTGGTTCTATCGTAGTTAAAGATAACCGGATAATATCGATTGGTTATAATGGCACGCCTTCAGGCTGGTCAAATGACTGTGAAGACCGTATAGTAAACCCAGATACAGGTGAAGTTGAATTAAAAACTAAACCAGAGGTAGCGCATTCAGAATCCAACGCAATTTTGAAATTAGCTAGAAGTCACGAGTCTGCGTTAGATGCCAGTTTGTTCATAACACACTCACCCTGTATAAATTGCGCAAAAATGATTTACCAAGCAGGAATCTCAGAGGTATACTATTCAATTGAATATAGATCAACTGATGGTATCGAGTTCCTAAAAAAATGCAACATCCCCGTCCACCAAGTAAAGGAAACACAATGAAAGAACGCTTCATGATCATAACTTATGTACTAACCAGAAACGGTTCATACGATGAGTTAACTGATTTCAAAAACCGAGTATCACCTAAAAATTTGCAACAAGCAAGTGTAATCTTAGATCTTAAAGATCAGAAAGTTATCAAGAACAGTCTACAAAAGAAGTATGATTTCTTAGAAGTATTGACAATCTATAGAAACGAGATCGGTGCCCAACTGGATCCATATATCCAACATCTTGGGTTATTTCCAACTGAATCGACTGAAGAAGTTGCAGAAGCGGAAGTCGTTGAGGCTTAGATTGTCGTAGTTAGGCTCGCGCCTAACGGCGCTCGCTAGGAGGTAATACACAATTATCTTTTAGTCATATTGAGCTCGCAAAATATCAAAAGGGTCTATCTAATAGGCCCTTTTCTTTACCCATCGAAAAAGGTTGACATCCATTATCTTTTAGGTATAATACATACAATATCAACTACTAGGAGAATTAAAATGTTTTACACTCTTACTTTCATCGCATTCTTATTTGTTTTTGCTTTTATGCTTGCTGATTTTCTTACGGACTTCGAATGAACATCGAAATAGCACCGATTGCATTTCAAAAAGAATTAAACTGGTATGATGCTAGGTTGTACTGCTTTTCGTTGACCATTGATGGAAAAACTGGATGGCGTTTACCTACCAATAAGGAACAAGAGTTTCTAAAATCACAGAACATTGAAAGTTCTGATGAATGGTATTGGACTTCCGATGATTACGCTGAAAACTTGGTAGTTTGTTACAACTGGCATTCTGATATGTGTGCTAGTGGGAATAAAAATAACCCGTTTTACGCCAGACCAGTGAGAGATCTAAAAGATAATTGAATCAACGCGAGCACCGCTAGGTGCGAGCTATTAAGGAAAACCGCATGAACTTTGAAGTAGCACCAGAAAAGTATTGGACTCGCCTACCCTACGATGAAGCAGTATTCTATTGCTTCACATTAGGTTATCGTTTACCAACAGAAAAAGAATTCCTTGAACTCTCAGTTGCTGAATTTAGATTTGAAGGCCCTTATTGGACTAGTGAACCTCCTCGTCTTGAGTTCAGATATGTTTACATTAACTTACAAAAAGGCAGAGGTGGTTGCACCAGTTCACGGGTTAGTAGTAAATGTTTGGTTTTGCCAATTAGAACTAAACAACCTATTGTCAAAACGCCAAATCTTTTCAAACGGATTATTAACCGACTATGTACATCGAAATAGCACCTCCCAAATATCAGGTTAAAATGCCACAAAATACAGCAAAGATGTATTGTTTCTCCCTTAACATTGACGGTAAGGTAGGCTGGCGTGAACCAACCACCAACGAATTGCATAAGATTACGAAATCCATAGATTACGAGGAATGGGCTTCTAACCGTGGTTGTTGGAGTGCTGATGGTTATACTATCTTACGTGATTGTTGGTCGTTACCATGGCCACTTATCAATGATTACGAACTTAATACTCCACGTTTGGTAGTCCCAGTTAGAACCCTACCAGAAGTCGGTTGGTTTGGTAGGTTGATCTACAAATGGAACGGATATAGAGAAATCCTATGAACTTTGAAACAGCACCGAAGTCAGCAGTAATTGAAGCAAACTACGATGATGCCAGATTCTACTGTATGGCAAACATTGAGGGTAAAACAGGTTGGAGATTACCAACTATGGATGAATTGAATCAAATATACCTTGATAATCGATTACAGGTGCAAAAGTTTGAACCAGTTTGTTACTGGTCATGCACTCCGTATAATGTACTCGATAACCCAGTTTTTGACAAAGCCGTTTGGACTCAAGATTTCAGAAAAGGATTCCAAACGTATTGCATACCAGGCAAAAACAATATACCATACAATAGGTATTTTGTATTACCTGTTCGTGATCTCTAAAAGATAATTAAACCAAGGAATCTAACATGAAAAGCATTGACGTATACAAACCAACCCACGATGATTGGTACCCTTCATACCAAGTAGAAGGTTGGGATAACCTACAACTTGTTTGTGTTTCCTTTATTCAGACTGGTCCAGATCCAGCAAGGGGGAATGGCCAATGGCGTGTTTGCGTTTGGGGTGCAGATGATTGCGGTATGGAAAGAGACTACGACGATCGCAGTGAAGCTATGACTATGTTCTATCGGGTTATCAGTTGGGAGTTTGTAGATCTTAAGTTGCTACGTGAACATGGGTTTGTTAGTGCATGAAATATGAAATAGCACCCAAATCAACAACAATCCAATCCACGTGGGATGAAGCTATGATATATTGTTTTTCTCTTAACATAGATGGTAAGGTTGGATGGTGGTTACCTACCTTCGAAGAACTCACCGAGATATTTTCAACAGATAAGGATTTCGACGATGGGACGTATTGGTCTTCTACTGAGGGTGATAACAGTAACGCATTCGTTAAGATGCTCCCACGCCACGGGTTTGCAACTTCAAGTCAAAAACACATCGTCAATCATACCAGAGCAGTCAGAACAATCATATAATCTTTTTAACCATTGGAATAATTTATGAACTTTGAAATAGCACCAAAAGAAACCGAAATAGAAGCAATCTGGAGTGATGCCGTTCTCTATTGCGCATCCATTTGTATAGATGGTAAGTCAGGGTGGCGTTTACCAACCAACGCAGAGTTATACACGATCAGTAAATCAACCAATGATTTCAAAAAGACATGGTATTGGTCATCAGTAGAAAGTGACAATTTTCACGCTTTTTCTCAGCATTTTACCACTAATATGCAAAGCGTACACAGCAAAAAACTATACGCAAATCGAGTCAGAGCAGTGAGAGATCTATGACTTTCGAAATCGCACCGAAAGAAACTGAAATAGAATCCAACTGGGATGATGCCAAACTATATTGCTTTGCTCTTAATATAGATGGTAAAACAGGTTGGAGATTACCAACCAAGAAAGAATTGTGGATACTAAAGGAATCAGACAACGATTTTGCTATACGTTGGTATTGGTCATCTACTGAGAATGAGAACTGTGACAATATCGCGTGGTGTTATTACGGTGGTGTTACCGGTGGTGTTGGCTACAATTTTAAAGATAATAACAGCATATGTGTTAGAGCTGTTAGGTCTATTGATTGAGGTTTATTGTTGGTTTTGGGTTATTTTGGGGTTGCTATACTGAAAGGGCCCACTTGCGTGAGCCCCATTATCTTTTAGTCTAATCTTTTACACTTCCAGCCGCCTCGATGGGTTTCTCTAACGCCATTGGAAACTTTTTGCATACCTCGGTATGATAAATTATTATCTTTACAGAATTGACGCATATCACCAACTTTGAAAACTTCACCTTGTGGGTTAATGACATCCCAGTAAACTGGTGTTCGTTCAACTCGATAATTAATACAGGTCCAACCATGATACTGGCGTTGAGAACCAGATGCCACTTTACACATAGCAGAATAACTAAGGTCATGTTCTACACAAAACTTTTTAAAATCATCTGGACAATGGACATTGCCATCTGGGTCAGTGGCCTCCCATTTACACATAGTCGTCAGTCGTTCCGTTTCTAAATGCTTACACTTCCAACCACGATGTGTATCTTGTCTGCCATTTGATACGTCTTTCATACACCCTGGATTCAATCCATTTTCTCTACAAAAACGTTCAAGATTTTTAATTTGAAATACAACACCTAACGGATTTGTAAGTTCCCAATGTTGATCGTGAGGATGATCCATCGTGTTTTTATCCAGCTTCACTTTGGTATTTTTGCGAATCACTTCTTCACGAACCTCTTGTGGCGTGCTCAAACACACGCAAGTCCATCCTTTGTGATTCGTTATTTTTCCTTTATCAACCGCATTCATACATGATCGATTTAACCCGTTGTCCCTGCAATATTTTTCAAGATTGTTAATCTCAATAACTTCGCCGGTTGGAGTTGTCAATCTCCAGCGTTTAGTTGCTCGAATCTTCGTAACCGTGTTGTTTTTCAACCTAGTTTGATACCCTTTCTTCGCACTCTTACTGGTAGTAACAAATTTCACAGTACCACCATTGTCAACACAATGTTTATTCAATGAAAGTGGTTCTTTTCGATGTTTCTTGATGATATCCTGTTCGTACCAATAAACCGCATCAACGTCAGTAGATTCAAATATAATCTCATATTCAAATGCACCTTTCCCGTATTCATCGATTAATGCTTCGACATAAGTACTACTAGTAAAGTAGTAAATCCAAAAATCATCATTTGGTAGTCGTTTTCGATCGATATTTAATTTACGGTATCCGTAATAGAACTGACCTGTTGGTTTGCATACAAGTTTATACACGTATGCTGGCACACCCGTGCCGTTTTGATAAATACTCATGCTGATGTTTCCTCTAAATGTTAGATTGGTTGGGCTTTACCGAGCCGCGAACCTACTACTATTTATACGGAATACAAAAAAGAGCCCGTTAAGGCTCTTTTTTTCACATCAAGAATCTAATTGTTTACATGTCCATCCCTTGTGACTTTTCCTAACTCCCCGTGATACCTTTCCCATAGTAGACGGATCTAAGCCATTTTCTTTACAAAACAGTTCAAGATTACGTATTGTGAATGTGTTGCCTTCAGAATTAGTTAATTCCCAAGTTTTGGTATTAGCCTCGTTTGCAGCTGCCATTGATAAATTACCATTTGCAATCCGCGATGCCAATGATTTCTGCGCATTTTCTTTGGTTATCCCACGTTCTCTAC